CCACTGGCAGAAACATCGATTTCTTGTCGAATGGATTTAAGCACTACAACGCAAACGGAAACACAAATGAAAACGGACACACTTACATATACATGGCGTTTAGTGAGACGGCTTTCAAGTACGCTAACGCACGCTAAAATTTAACTATGGCTTATTTACTTAACGGTCAACCTCTTGGTGTTGGCAGGCAATTTAAAGATGCAGAAGGTCGCCAGTATCCAGCGAACTGGCTTCAATTAAGCACCATAGCGGATAGGGCTCGTGCTGGAATTACTGAGGTAGCTGACCCTGAGCGTTTCGATGAGCGCTTCTATTGGGGTGTTGGCAACCCCAAGGCGCTTGAGGATGTCAACGCTGTAGACGAGAACAACGATCCAGTCTTGGATGCTGATGGCAATCAACTCGTCACCAAAGGCCTGAAGTCAATGTGGGTAGCCAAGCAAAAAGAAATCGCTGCCACTTTGCTTGCACCGACTGATTGGTATGTTACTCGCAAAGCAGAGACTGATGTTGCTGTTCCTTCAGAGGTAAGCACCTATCGCGCTGCTGTCCGTACCGTCTGCGGCACACGAGAGGGTGAAATTGCTTCTTGCACAACAACCGCTGAACTTGAAGCATTGTTGACCAATCCCGAAAAGGTTGAAAATGCAGAAGGTGTCTTTGTTGCAAACACTGATCCTTTCATTACTCCTTGGCCAGAGCGAGCCTGATTGAAAGAGTCTTTCGATTACAATTGAAATATCTAGAGACGTAAAACCGTGTACATTGGTCGAGGCGTAGCCAGAGGACAGAATCGAGAAATCGATGATATTTCAAGCTCCTTTAATGGAACTTTAGTTGATTTTAATTTGAGGGTCAGTGGTGTTGCGGTTTATCCTGCAAGCACAAATCAACTATTTGTATCTGTTGGTGGTGTGCTTCAAAACCCCAGCACTGATTACACGGTGTCAGGTGACCAGATTACTTTCACCACAGCGCCGACCAATGGCTTAACTTTCTTCGCCATTATGCAGGGCGATGCGGTTGACATCAATACCCCTGCTGACGGTACGGTCACCGAGGCGAAATTAGCTTCGAACTTCACTGGTGCTACCGGTGGTGCAGGAAATCACGTTTTTTTCTTAAATGAGCAAAACGTTGATACCGACTTTACTATTCCTACGAACCGGAATGCAATGAGTGCGGGACCAATTACAATTGATACAGGAATTACGGTTACCATCCCGTCCTCATCTTCATGGGTGGTGGTTTGAGGTAAGTTATGTCTTTATCACTCGACGGCGCTACAGGTAATATTACGGGGCTTGAGTTGCTGAGGCCACAGCTACCTGCCGGTGGTATTTTGCAAATTGTGCAGACACACTTAAACACAGGAGACTCTCAATCACTTTCAGCTAATACCAGGGCTGACATCAGCAATCTTTCTGTAAGCATTACTCCTACAACAACAACAAGCGACATGCTAGTTTATGTCAGGTGGTGCGGAGAGCCTTCAGCTGGCAATCACAACTGTGTCTTTGGAATTAAAAGAGATTCAACAGATATTGGCTTACCAGCGGCAGCAGGAAACCGTGCGACAGGTTTGCAAAGTTTAGCTCAAAATTACTACGCAGAGGACAATTCTTCAACTCCTGACTCTTCATCTTATTTTTATCTAGACAAAGACAGGCCTGCATCAAGTAGTGCGATCACATACAAGGCAACAGTTCGTTGCTCCAGTTCTATAACTTTGTACAATCAAAGAAATGTCAACGACACCGACTCTGATGGTACTGAGAGGCTGACTTCCACAATTATTGTCATGGAGGTAGCAGCATGAATCACAAAGCTATTTACAACACACATCCAAGTGTGAAACGCATTGCAGATGTGGACGGCGGTGTTATTGCCTACGACGCTAATGGCAATGAAGTAACGCTTGATGCGGCTGCTGTTGCAAGTGAAACTACGAGCATTACCAACGCACGAAACTTGGCGGCTCTCCGCGCCAAACGCGATCGGCTGCTTGCTGCAACTGACTGGGAGATCGTCAGGCACAAAGAGCTTGGCACCAATATCCCTACTGCGCTAAAAACGTATAGACAGGAGTTGCGCGACTTGCCAGCCAACACTTCTGATCTTGCTAATCCCAGCTGGCCTAATAAACCATGACACTCAGATTAAACAGTTCAGGCGGCGGTTACGTCGAACAAGACGCTCCAAATATTGCGGGCAACTATAGCTTGACGCTACCGACAAGTGCAGGTAGTGCGAATCAGTACCTAAAGAACGGCAGCACTCCAGGAACGCTTGAGTTTGGCACTGGATACCAGACTCAACTTTCTACTTCGGTAGCAACAACCAGCGGATCTGCTGTTGATTTTACGATTCCATCTTGGGCGCAACGAATTACTGTTATGACCTTGGACACCTCAGTTGCTACTAGTGCTAATCAGTTTGTTCAGATAGGCTCAGGAGGAACTCCTGCAACATCTGGCTACCTTTGGTACGGAGCTTACGCAGGTGCTGGTCAGGCCGGAATAAATTCGACAACATCGTTTTCGGCCGCTGGAAACAGTACTGGAAACCTAGAGAACACTAAGTGGGTCATACAGAAATTTACAGGTAATACTTGGAGTGCTTTTCTTGTTGGTGGCATTCGTAGCTCCTCAAACTATTACGGAGTGGCGGCTGCTGGGCACATTGCATTGTCTGGAACGCTAGATATTGTTCGGTTTGGCACTTCGACAAGCTTTGATAATGGCTCAGTTAACATTTTTGTGGAGGGCTGACATGGACAGAACTATCGTTAATTTAGAAACAGGCGCAGTTACATTCGCCAATTTTACTGCCGAAGAAATCGCAGAACGCGAAGCTTATCAGCGTGATGTGTTGCCTGGGCTTCAGCTTGAACAATTGCGAGCAAGGCGCAACCAACTTCTAGCCGAAACTGACTACTTGGCATTGTCTGACGTGACGCTTTCTACAGAGATGGCAGAATACAGGCAGGCACTGCGGGATCTACCCGCTAACACTAGCGATCCAGCAAACCCCACCTGGCCTGTGAAGCCTAGCTGAATAAATAAAACAACTTATAATAAAACTAACGAGAGGTAACTGATGTCGACGCTCAAGGTAACGAATATCGAATCACCGAGTGGCGGCGGTGTTAATGCCAAGATTACGGATATTAACGGTGGTCAGCTGAGTAATCGCAACCTGATTATCAATGGTGCGATGCAGGTGTCTCAGAGGGCGACTTCTGTAACAGGTGTTGCTAATAATTCAGATGAGGGCTACCAAACGCTTGACCGCTTTGGAATGTATTTTGGCAACTCTGCAGGCGGTGTATGCACAGTTAGTCAAGCTACCGATGTTCCCTCGAATCAAGGCTTTAGCAACTCAATAAAAATTGACGTAACAACCGCAGACACTTCAGTTGCTTCAAATCATGAAATCTACGTTGGTCACAAAATTGAATCACAAACCGTAAGAAATTCTGGCTGGAACTATACAAGCGCGTCTAGTTATGTAACTCTGTCTTTTTGGGCAAAGTCGTCTAAGGCTGGAACTTACTGTGTGTCTGCAAGAGCTGATGACGTAGGAGCAAAATACTATCCATTTGAATATACTCTTGCTGCCGATACTTGGACAAAAGTAACACATAGCATCCCAGGGGACTCGTCTTTAGTTTTTAACAATGACACTGGGTCTGGTCTTGATGTGCGATGGGTTTTGGTTGCAGGGTCGTCTAGGCAAGGTGGCACAAACGGCGCATGGGGAGCAACTAGCACGAGCAATATGGCGACTTCGAATCAAGTTAATTTCTTTGATAGCACCAGCAATGATTTTTATCTGACTGGTGTTCAGCTTGAATTTGGCGAAGTTGCCACAGCATTTGAGCACAGAAGCTTTGGCGATGAGCTTGCAAGGTGTCAGCGGTATTACAATATGGTTGCAAAAGGTAATGGCGCGACGATGCTTAATTTTGCGGTTTATGCAACCAATAATGCTTACGGCGTTCTAAATTTTCCAGTTCACATGAGAGCAACGCCAACAGTTGACAGTTCAGACGGTACTGGTCATTTTCAGTTTAGTAGTGCCGCTGCACAAGACAATTTTGACACATTAGTTGCAGGAAACGGCAGCGAGCGTGCTATAGAGTTTCGTGCAAATTCAAGTGGGGGCTTAGGTATCGGTACAGCAGGCAACGCTGGTTGGGTGCGATTAACCGACGCATCAGCTTTTATTGGAGTCACCGCAGAACTATGAACTATCAACTTTGCAACGACCCAATTTCTGGCAATTTGGTTTGCGTTTTGAAGCGCACGTCAGGAAGATGCCTGTCAATTCCGATTGACCCCGACAACACGGATTATCAGAAGTACCTTGAGTGGGTCGCTGAAGGCAACACGCCTGACCCTGCTGAGTGATGGTTATCAAAATTTTAGTATCAGTCACAGCCATTCTTGCTTTGGCCCCAAACCTTTTGATCGGTTACCTTTACCTGAACAAGGATAAGATCATCGAGCAACAGAAAGAAGCTCTAATCAAAAGCATTAGTGGCCAACTGACAAATCAACTTGGCAAGCAGACAGAAGCCCTGACCGGAAATATGGATTCGATGTTCACCGATAAGGTGAAGCCAGAGATGCAACTTCAACATCAAGGACAGCTTGATGCATTACCGAAGCAGACTGGACCCGCTATCCCAATGGGGTGATGCCTGATATACCTAACATAGGTATTAGAGGTATTCAGCCTGTAAAAATTCACAGCTGGCTGATACAACCTCCTGTTGTAAACGCGATTGAGGTGCCAGTAACTGTCAACATCGGCACACCTGTCGTGCTTCTACCCGGTTGCGTCAAAAGTCATCCGCTATCAAATAAATCAAAAACAGTTGCAGAGGACGATCCTAAAGGCGTCAAAACATATTGTGATGCGAACGCACCTAGCTTCACACCACTTGATTACACTCCAGAAGATTTAATTTATACATCTGAAACTCCAGTCCCGGCATACAAGCCAGAAGCCCCAGAGCTACCATCGACGCCAGAAATACCTACAAAGCTTCCCAAAACGACGGAGCCCAGCGCCGAGCAAAACGAGGAAGCACCCAAAAAACCAGTCGAGGCTGCATCCGAGACAATCACCACACAACCAGTCGAAGCCAAGGCAACACTGACAGACTTTCTGCCGAGTCCTCAGCAAGTGACCACCACAGCTTCTATTGCTGTTGTTGCGACCTCAGCGGCCCTCCTAGCAAAGCCGCTTGCCGACTTGCTTCTAAAGCTGGTGAAACCTGCTGTG